AGTGGATAATAGAAGAAATGGACGGTCAACTATGGCCGAACTTAGAAGCTGATGACGTCATATCAATTCTGGCAACGGACAAAAAGATGGATGAGGAAACGATTATCGTCTCCATTGACAAAGACTTCAAAAGCGTACCGGGCATCTACTACGACTTCAACAAAGACGAAACGCATCACGTCAGTCAGGAAGACGCAGACCGATACCACTTGATACAAACACTTACAGGTGACGCAACAGATGGATACAGCGGTGTACCTAAAGTGGGAGCTGTCACTGCCAAACGTCTACTTGAGAAAGAAGGATATGAATGGGATGTAGTAAAGAACTGTTACGAGAAAGCAGGACTCACCGAGAACGACGCACTAATGAATGCGTGGATGGCACGACTGCTGCAAGCGGATAACTATTGCTTTAGAACTAACACAATAAAAAAACTATGGACACCGAGAAACTACCAAACCAAGGATATACTAAAGATTTCACCACAGGTGCTAGACGTGACGGGGACATTGGACGGGGACGACCCTCGCTTATTCCTCCAATCGCCTTACGCAGTCTCGCCAAAAGATTTGAAGATGGCGGAAAGCTTTACGGAGACAACAACTGGAGAAAAGGATTCCCGTTAACACGACTGTACGACAGTATGTTCAGACACTTGTTAGCGTTGGCTGAAGGAGACGAAACGGAGGATCATGCGGGTGCGATCTTGTGGAATGCGTCAGCGTGGTTGTGGACAAAGGATCAAATAAACAAAGGTAATTTACCAATAGAACTGGATGATATAGAGAATGAAAGTACTTATAGCGTGTGAATACAGCGGAGCAGTTAGAGATGCTTTCATTAAAAAAGGACACGACGCAATGTCTTGTGACTTATTACCTACAGATGTAGAGGGTCCACATTACCAAGGCTCCGTTACAGACATACTCCATGACGGTTGGGACTTAATGATAGCTCACCCTCCCTGCACCTACCTAGCGGTAAGTGGTAACAGATGGCTGTACAACAAAGATGGTAGCAGGAATGAAGAGCGGTGGACTAACAGAAGAGAAGCCTTGGACTTTGTCAGGTTACTTATGAATGCACCTATTGAACGGATAGCAGTTGAGAATCCTGTGAGTGTTATATCTTCAGAGATACGAAAGCCGGATCAGATCATACAGCCTTGGCAGTTCGGAGATGAAGCACAGAAGACTACATGCCTATGGTTAAAGAACCTACCTAAGCTAAAGCCTACAAAGATCGTGGGTAAGGGTGAGTTTGTTACATTTAAGAGCGGTAAGAAACATCCGGCTTGGTACGCTGAAGCGTTTGCTAAAGCTAAGACCAAAGCAGAGAGACAGAAGCTACGATCTAAAACATTCCAAGGTATAGCAGATGCTATGGCTGAACAGTGGGGAGTAGGATGTAAACAGGAAAATAAACAACTAGAACTTATATGACAACTGAAGAAATAGTATTACCCGCTCTTAGCAAAGATTTGATAGATAAGCTTGACAAGCTGTACCCAGATAAATGTCCGCTGTTGACAGACGACGATAGATTGGTATGGTTTAAAGTAGGACAACGTAGTGTAATTAATTATTTACAACAGATATACGACGAACAACTTCAAGATAATATCATAACCAAACAATAGTCATGTGCTTTAGTACGCCCGATATACCGCCTCCTCCTCCACCACCAGCACCACCTCCTCCCCCGCTACCTACTGCGGAACGTGCTGTTACTCAACGAGCTATGAGAGCGGAACCTAAGAAGCGTCGAGGCACACAACAATTGACTGTTCGTCGTCCTAGTGTTGGAATGGGTGGAGCAGCTGGTCAGACTGGCGTACAACTTTCACAATAAAACAAAGTAATAATATAACACATGAGCCTTCGCACACTAGATAAAAAGACACTACTCTCAGATGCTACATCAGCAGGGGCGGGTAGTTCGTTCGGGTCTGAGCGTACTAAGGGATATACATTTGTAATCTCTACTACAGTCAGCGGTACAGCAACCATAGCTATTCAGGGATACATTGGAGGAGGATGGAGAACGATCCACTCTGAAGACGTAACCACTGACGGAGATGTAATGATCAGAGATGACCACGGTCACTACGAAAAGATCAGAGCTAACATCACAGCTTACACCAGCGGTACACACAGCGTGTTCTCTACTGGTACAGTTGATTCTCTTTAATGGGACTATCGTTTACATCGGACGCACGTCCACCCAGTAACGTCACGTTATTACCTAATCAATTTATACGACCTGAGTTTGGTGAGTTGTACGGGTTTGATGCTGATGCAGACAGCGGTGTTACTCCACCTGCTATAGACGGAGCGTTAACGACAGAACTAGCTGAACCATTAACAGCAGAGAACGGAGACATATTACAATTTGAACCAGCATAATACTCATGGCTAATAAAAAAATTACAGAACTTACAGACCTACCGAGTCCCGCAGGAGCCGATATAATGGCTATCGTGGATGATGTCGCAGGAACCGCAACTACTAAAAAAGTCACCGCTACTAACCTGATGACCCTAGCACCTGTGCAATCGGTCAACGGATCGACAGGTGCAGTCACATTAACCACAAATTTATTTTCAGACACAGTAGCAGACACTACGACATCTCGCACACTAAGCGATAGTGATAATGGCAAAGTAATTTTAATGACTAATGTTGCTAGCATCACCGTAACCTTACCAAGCACATTGAGCGATGGATTCAATTGTAAATTGGTTCAGGGAGGTGCGGGTCAGATTACAGTAGTAGCAGGAGCGAGCGTGACTCTGTATGGTTATAATTCTTTCACAACTACAGCGGGTCAATATGCAGTATTAAATATTATTCCTGTTGCTTCTGACGCTTATGCAATCGAGGGCGACATAACAACCACTCCGTTTAGTAATAGTCTAGGAGCGAGCTTCGATGGTACTGACGATCAGATTACAGCGGCTATGGGTAACCTTTCAGTCGGTTCTTTGTCCGTATGGATCAAGCCTTCAGCAGATATAACAGCTTCTTTAAATGGTGATGAGGTTGTGGTGGGGAGTGATTTAAGTGCTAGAATTATAGGATTAGGAGCAATAACGGGTTATTTAACGAATGAAGTTATTTGTGCCGCTTATAGTGACGGCACGAATGTAGGAGCGTTTGGCTATGTCGGTTCAGGAATTACAATTTCATCGTCTAGTTGGAATCACATTTTTATGTCATGGCAAACCTCCTCAGAAACCAATAGCGGTAGTGCAGGTTATGACTTTTGGTTAAACGGGACTAAAGCAACAGGCTCTAACGCTGCTACAGGTAATGCTTACGGCAGTCCACCAGCGTCACCCGCCACTTTAGCTACCTTGTACATCGGTCAGCGTGGAAATGGAAGTGAATATTTTGACGGATTAATTGATGAAATGGCAATATGGACAGGAGATGTTTCCGCTGATGTAAGTACGATTTATAACAGCGGTGCTTCAGATGACTTAGAAAGTAGCAGTGTAGTATCGACAGCACCTAATGTTTGGTATCGCTTTGGAGATGTGACGGGTGACACTGCTAGTGGTGGCGGTACTCCCTCTAATGGAAATGCTATTCAGGATATTAAAAATAAAATCAATACATCCACATACGCAGCGACAGCAAGTGGGCCTACTTACACAAACGATACACCATAATAAACTATGAGAAACTATGTAATTATAGACGCATCGGAAGTATCTTCCATAGATTTTAACCAAGTCCTAGAGACAAGTGCTGACACTCTAAGATACAATCTAGCTGGTACACAGACTTTTGTTAAGTTTGAAGGCGACACGCCTAGCTTTCTCGCAGGTAAGACTGCCTATGATCGCTCTGAGATGTTGACATTACTCGCAGGGCCTGAGTGGACAGCTGACGAGTAAGTTATGGAACAGGAGACAGCACAAGGGTTATACCATTCGTTGGAGAACCAGCGGTGGTCGTTTTTAGACAGAGGACGTCAATCGTCAGAGTTAACCCTACCCTATGTACTGCCTCCTGACGGGCACAACTACGCCACTAAATACTACACACCGTACCAAGGCATCGGAGCACGTGGTGTTCTGAATCTATCGTCTAAGTTATTGTTAGCTTTACTACCACCGAACGCTCCGTTCTTTCGTCTTGTTATAGATAGATACGAACTAGACAAAGCGAAAGCTGAACTAGGACAAGAGGGTGCAGAACAACTACGTACAGACTTAGAGAAAGCACTGGCTGATGTAGAACGTAGTGTATCACAGGAAGTAGAAGTACAGAACTTCAGGAACGGTATATTTCAAGCGTTAAAGAACTTGTTAATCACGGGTAACGCTTTGTTATATCTCCCGGATGAAGGAGGTATGAGAACGTTTAAGTTGGATCGTTACGTTGTTAAGCGTGATCCAATGGGTAACGTTACGCACATAGCTGTGAAAGAAACAGTAGCACCTATGATGTTACCTGAGTCGGTACGGGAAGAAGTGTACAGACAAGAGAAAGAAAACACGTGTGATTTGTACACTGCTATCGTGCGTGAAGATGATGAATTTAAAGTGTATCAAGACGTAAAGGGAATGCTTATCGAGGAAAGCGTAGGACGTTATCCATTAGAAAAGTCCCCGTGGCTACCCTTGCGTTACACTCAAATAGACGGAGAAGACTACGGACGTGGGTTTGTTGAAGAGTATATCGGAGACATCCGCTCGTTGGAGTCGTTAACTAAATCAATCGTAGAAGCCAGTGCAGCAGCAGCTAAGGTATTGTTCATGGTCAATCCTAACGGAACGACACGGGCAAGGACACTGGCTGAAGCTCCTAACGGTGCGATTGTGCAAGGGTCTGAAGGAGACGTCTCCGTCTTACAACTTAATAAGTTCAACGATCTACGGACAGCACAGACTACAATGGCTGGTATAACAGATCGATTGAGTCAAGCCTTTCTACTGACATCGGGGGTTGTTAGAGATGCCGAGAGAGTGACTGCCGAGGAGATACGGATGTTAAGCCAAGAGCTTGAAGCTGCCCTCGGTGGTCTCTACTCTCTCTTAGCTCAGGAGATGCAACTGCCTATCGTCACTCGTTTGATGGATCGTATGTCCAAAGAGAAACGACTACCTAAGCTACCCAAGGATATTGTTAAACCTACCATCGTTACAGGTGTGGAAGCATTGGGTCGTGGTAATGATCTTAATCGTCTTGATATGTTTCTTGCTGGTGCTAATCAGATAGTAGGACCACAAGCAGTCAATCAATATCTTAACGTATCTGATTACTTCAAGCGTCGTGCTACTGCTCTTGGTATAGAAACTGAGGGACTGATCAAGACGGAAGAAGAGATTCAACAAGCTATGCAGATGCAACAACAACAAGAGATGATGATGAAGTTGGGAAGCCCTGCCGTAGCACCCGCTATCAATGCTGCACAGGAGCAGTACATGGCAACACAACAAGAACAACCTACCGAGGAATAATAAATTATGGCAGAACTACACCGAGTAGAGATTAACGAGAAAGCACCGAATGAGATCGAACCCGAAGAAGCTCAGACTGACGAAGTTGCTGAGACTACGGAAGAACAACAAACGGAACGTCCTGAATGGTTACCTGAAAAGTTCAAGTCAGCGGAAGACATGGCGAACGCTTATAGTGAGCTTGAGAAGAAACTTGGACAACCAGCCTCCGAAGAGCAACAACAAGAAGAAGAACCACAACAAACCGAAGAGACCGAGAATGAAAACGACAAGCCAGAAGCTGGTAATTATAACGAAGCTGTTGTGGAAGCTAGTCAGGAGTTCTTTCAAAATGACGGTCAACTGTCTGAAGAAACTTATCAAAAGCTTGAAGAAGTAGGACTACCACGTGATCTCGTCGATAGTTACGCAGCTGGTCAACAAGCTTTATTACAATCAGAAGAAGCCCAAATCAAAGGAGTGGCAGGTGGTGACTACGATCAGATGGCTGAATGGGCAAACGAACACTTACCATCCGAAGAGGTCGATGCGTTTGACGAAGCCGTCACGTCTGGGTCAGTACAACAAGCGAAGTTAGCAGTACAAGGACTATACGCTCGTTATCAAAATGCTACAGGCAGTCGTCCAAAAACTTTAGTGCAAGGAGCGGTTAGTGGTTCATCAACCATGCCGTTTAAGAGTATGCAAGAATTAGCACGTGCACAGTCAGACCCACGTTATCGTAGTGGTGACAAAGCGTATCATCAAGAGATTGACAGACGACTGGCTGTGAGTAATATATGATTTCTTATTCATAAGTAAGGTGAACAGATGCCTTGGACGACTCGCTTTGGTTTTCTTCCTTTTATCGGTTATGGGGAGTTTTGCGGGTTGTTCCAAGGCATCATTTTATCCGGCTCTCGGAGCTACGGGCGGAGCAGCAGTAGGTAGTTTAGGAGGACCGGGACCCGCTGCTGGTGGTGCTGCACTTGGTTGGGGTGTGGGAGAAACAGCCAAATACATGGAAGAAAACAAACATTTAACGGAGCAAGTCAAGGCGTTAAGTGAAGGAGATATTAAGCAACTCGTTAATAATCAACTAGATGCGTCAATGGATAACGGGTTTTTTGACGGTATGCTGACAGAAATTTATGGCTTGCTAAAGCTGTGCCTTATCGGTGTAGTCTTGTGGAATGTCATACCAATCATATATACGAGATACGTACACAAGAAAGCAAAAGATGAAATATCAAATAGAAAGATTACTTAGAATCTACAACGATCTACCACAGCGTCAGAAAGTCCTAGTGTTGACAATTGGTGCATTTGTTGGTCTTATAGTAATCGGTAACATATTTAATTAGACAACTAGCGACTACTAGTCCCTCGACCCTCTGCGGAGGACAATCCTGTGCGAACGAACGAAGTGAAAGTCATCATAACAAATACAATAATAACATACGTAATATAGGAGATTATAAATCATGGCTAATGGAAATACATCCCCCTCACGTGTAGGTTTTAATGATGCTACTTCTGATGGAAGTTTTGCTCAAGACAATGCGTTGTTCCTTAAAAAGTTCAGCGGAGAGATTTTGCAAACCTTCGAAGAAAGCAACATCTTCAAGCCTCTACACACAATCAGAACCATCGAAAGCGGAAAGTCTGCTCAGTTCCCTGTAACAGGAATCGCTAGTGCTTCTTACCACACACCCGGTGAAAACATCGCTGACGGTGGTAATAGCTACCTTAGTGACATCAGAAAGTCTGAGCGAGTAATCAACATCGATAAGATGCTTGTTGCTTCTACTTTCTTGGCTAACATCGACGACGTAAAGAACCACTACGACATTCGTTCAGTATATGCTAACGAGTTGGGTAAAGCTCTTGCTGTTCGTTTCGATACTGCTCTTGCTAAAGTATTCATCGCTGCTGCTCGTTCCGCTGCTGTCGTAACAGGTGGTAAGACTGGTGGTATCCTTGATGTTTCTGCTAATGCAATGGGTGACGTAAGTGACTCAAGCGACGACGCAGACAACACTGATCCTACAGGTGCTGAATTAACAGCTGCTCTCTTTACCGCAG